CCCAAGTTTTATTGTATCTGTCAAACTCGTCCCATGTCATGTAACTGTAAACTATTTTATACCCTAAATGTGCAGGTTTATTCAGTTCTATAAAATTGATAAAATTATTTAAATTGGGCGGTATTCCGTATATGCTTGTAAACTTTATAATAAAATAATACTCGTTAAATACTTCTGTCACTTCAATTTCCCCATTTGTAAATATTCTAGCCTGTTCCTTCAAGTTATCCGGGGAAAATATCCTTTTCGATAGCAAACGGAACAGAATTCTCTCCCGCCTGTCCTGCAGACTCAACCTTGAATCATATTCTAATTCCATAAATTTTTCATATTTTAGGATCTGTTCTTCGTTAAAAAAGTTTAAAAAAACAAATTCCCTATATTTCTCAATGTCATTTTTTATCTTTTGAGCTTCTACTATTAAACTTTTTATCAAATCAACCTGCAGACTATTCCTTGCAACTTTGGAAATCACTTTTATTTTACTGTTCATTGATAACAACTCCAGTCACTATTAATATCTCGTTGCTGTCCACTGTAATGTTTTTGCTGTCATTGTTTATCAGTACTTTACAGTCCTCAACTCCGTCAATAGATAAAGCTATTTTCTCAACCCTGTTAATAGACAGTATTTCCTTGTTATTCAAAGTATAGAGTGCCAAATTATCTTTTATCATCTGTTTTATTTTTGAACTGATTCGGTCTGATACAGTGTTTAACTTTACTCCTGGACTTAAAATGACATTTACTGATATGGAAATATTCTTGCCGTCAAAATTCGCTACTGTAACATCAGCTCCGACAGGTCTTCCGTCAATCTGCTCTATTCTTTTTTTCACTTTTCTGATTAGCTCACTATCGGCTAAGGTATTGTTGTAGTTTGAGATTCTGACTCTTACTGTACCATTCCCGTTCCATAGCGGTTCTACTAATACTTTTCCTACTCCGTCTATTTCTTTTGCCCATTTTTCGTAATCATATACATTTCCACTGTGAGCTGGTTTTAATATCCTTTCTTTTGCCCTTGCTATTAAACTGTCATTGGGCTCCTTTTCATATCCGTTTGTAAAAGCTTTTTCATTAGTCACAGTAAAGATGTCAGCATTAGCTATTTCAAAGTTTACTATTTCACCGACAGCACAGTTTCCGACTTCTCCTATCTCCAGGCACTCCACTTCCGCAACTGCTTTTCCGTTGAATGCGATAGTTGTATCGTAGAGCAGCTTATATTTTGTGCTGTCCGTTTTCAGTACTATCGCTCCGGCAGATATTACTGTGTCAGCTTTCCCGGTTATCGTTATTTCTCCTCTTGCCTTAGTTCCTTGCTTTCTCGTTACCCCAAAGAGCATCGCATGATAATCTATAAATTCGTCTTCTGTCGCCGTATCAATGAAAGTCTGATTGACCCAGTATTCCAGTGACTTATATATGCTCTCCGCTTCTATTCCGTAAGCACTCGCTATATCAAAATTAAAAGATCCTTCTATTTTTGAGAAATTATTTTCCAGATTGGCTAAAAAAGTATTCCTAGCTTCTATTTTATTCAATGTAGTTCACCTCGCTCTCTCCATAGACAGTAGATATGTTAAAAGATACTTCCAAGTGATTGTCATCACTGTTGTAGCTCAAATCAAAATTATAGCAGTCCAAAATGTAAGGGTTGACAAGCAGACAATCTTTAATTTCCGAAATAATCAATGCATTTTTTACGCTTTCCTGATATATCGTACCTATATGTTCATCCAGGTTATTTCCATAGCTGTCGGAGTGTATTCCGTAAAAATTTCTTCTTGTTTTAAGTGCCTTGAATATCCAAACTTTAAGTGCCTCATTTCCGTTTAATTCAACAAGGTTATCCCCGTTTTTCAAAGGTTCCAGCGTATCAAAATTAATTGCATATTCTTTAAACGGAGGTAATTCCTTTTTTTCTTTTTTTTCGTTCTGTTTTAAGAACAGCTTTTCAAAATCCATAATCACACCCCTTCTATTGCGTTGCTTGGCATTTTTACAATTTTACTGACTACCACATAGTGTACACCTAATATCAGTACCAGGACTTCATCGCCAACTTTTAATGTGTCCTCAAACCATATATCCTTGTGACTTTTATAAGTTCCCGAACCCTTAACTGTTGAATGGCCGTGAGTATGTGGGGCGGGTCCGTTAGCAGTTTCTGTCTGAGTAGATGCATCAATAGTTATCTCGTCAATCACACCGTCTATCTTATAAAGTCTATGATAATTCGGTAATAAAAAATTAGAACAGTATATCTGCTCCGAAGGTACTTCCACATTATCAAATTTTATTTTCAGTTCAGGCGGTGGACTGGTAACACTGGCTCTTATAAAGTTGTTCGCCTGCTGTTGCACTCCGGTGTCAATCATATCGTTTAATATCTCAAACATGCTCATTATTTACCACCTGCCTTTTTTCCTGTTTTTTCTTTTTTAGTTTTTTTATTTTTAGATTTTTTGGATTTCGGCTTGTCTTCAAATTCAGTTTTATCCATCACATTCTCAAAAGCCAGCTCCACATCACAGTAATACACATCATTTTCCCAGATATGCGTGTCATTTTTTACTAAAAAACTGCCGACAAGGTTTGTGTGTGGCTCATGAATTCCAATTGAATAACCGCTCTGAATCAGAACATTACCAAGACAGGTTATATTCCCAGTTTTTTCAACGCTTTTCAACATTTCCTTAGCGTTACTGATGTTATCCCTGTCCTTGTCATACTGCATCACTTTCTGAAATAAACCGTACTTCTCCTTGTCTTCTTTATTTTCCACTTTATCCACTATCTGCTGCTTTTCTTTTTCAGTCTTGTATATGACAATCTGATTCACCATTTTCTCGATGTCTTCACCATACTTGGAACTTTTTATATCCTGTTCGGAATGTAACAGTACATCTGCCATTGCTCCCTGTTCTATTACTTCTATTTTCCCATCATTGCTGACAATAGAGTATATCTTTTTATCCTTCCTGTGCTGTATCGTATACGCATTCAGAATTATCTGATAGCCGCTACGGTTAACCGCAGGATATGTGCAGTCAACTATATCCTGTGGTAAATCCCCCACTTCAAGTTTCAGCTCTCCGCAGATCTCTTTTAATATCTGCGATGGTTTTTTCTTATTAAAGTTTTTTACAAAATAGTTTTTATTCAGATATATGGAGTTGTCAAAACAGCTGAAAGTTTTGATTTGACTCTGCCCGGTCACTTCCACGGAAAAAACTTTACCGGTAAACAGTTTATCCTCATCAACATAAAATTCTACCTTATCTCCCAGCTTAGCAATTGTGTTGTCGTCTAAATATCTCACTTCCAATGTCCGCGAAGTGCCGTTTATTCCACCTTTCCAAGTTATTCTTTCAAACTTTTTAATATGTTCTTCGTTATTAACAACTATCTTCAGCATTTTTCCCAATCCTTTTTATTTCTTAGAATTTATCAGGCTGTCAATTTTTCCTTTTATTTTATTCTTCAACCCGCCCTTAATATTTTCGAATCTCTCTTCCAGCTGATACTCTTTAATTGGCGAAGTTCTCCCGGTATGTCTCTCATAAAGTTCATTAACGTCATCGATTAGCCTTGTCTGCTTCCTTGCCTCTATCAGACTGAGTGAAATATCGACATCTCCCGTCCTTTCCTTTATTTCATAATCCAGCTGTTCGATGTGGCATTTAAAATAAATGCTGTAGTTAGGAACTATTAAGGTCAGAACCTCTTTATTATCCTTGTACTTCTCCAGTTTCTTTATACCGCTCATAGGGGAGTGCCGGTTGAATAACATGTTGTAAAACTTAGATTTTTTGGCGGGTAAAAATGTGGAAAAGCTTACTTTTTTTATATTCTTTTCCCCTATCAATGCCACTTCCCCCACATCTAAAATCTTTACAACCTCACTGTTCTGACTGCCTGTAATCTTAAAGTCTAAAGGGGGTATTGTAAAAATAAACGGATCTGTATCATACAGTAACATGAATATCGGTCTCATAACTTTTAAAATTCCTTTCCTGATTATTGTGACGCCTGAATCTGTGCACGTAAGTTCGACATCATGGTGTTATATGTATTCTGACTGACTTTTTCAGCTATCTGCTTAGCTATACTTTCAATTTTAGCTGTATCATTTATGGTTATGTTTGATAATTGTGCCGCTATTTGTGCATTAGCTTCATGATTAATAATTTGCTCTACAGATACTGGTTGGGGTATCAGCTGTTGTGGTTGCATCATATTTAATCTGTTATTTAAAAGATTAGGTAGTCCATTTAAAGGACTTAACCCGGTACTGAGGGCATTAGTTATAGCTGTAGTGTCCAGTGGCTGTAAAGGATTGCTGTTCTGCTGTTTAGACAGGAGCTGAGTAATCGCACTGGTTAACTGTGCAGTCTTATCCTGCTGTGTAAGAGCCAGATTCTGCTGTGATATCCCAAGCATCTGCTGTATTGCTCTTGTATCCAATGTTATTACCGGCATGGCCTCATATGATTTCCTTGCATATTCCTTCTGCCTTGCAATTCTTGCATCTTCTTTTTTCTCCGCATCTGTCCTCAGATCCACATTGTGACCCATGTAACTGTAACCACTGCCTTTCATATAACGGTTTGTGTTTGAAGAAACATCAAATGCCTTATTTATCGCATCCCGTTTTTCCTTTTCCAGTTTTTCGTTTTTAGGTTCAATCAGTTTTTTCACTATATCTGGTGAGAAATAACCTATTGCACCACCTATCGCCGCACCTACTGCCGTTCCTACTGGTCCGCCTATTGCCGTTCCCAGTGAAGCTCCCCATGTTGCACCTTTCACTCCTGCGATACCACGCATTCCTATTTCGGCTGCTTTTACCAGCCCTTCAGCAGTTCCTTTTAATTTATCAGGGTCTAATGCCCCCGTTTTTTGCCATTCCTCAACTTTTTTCATGAAGTCTTCCATCCATTTAGTAGCTATCGGTGCAAAGGCTTCCCCTATTGATATTTTCAGGTCAGCAAGGGCAGACTCGAACTGTGCTATCTTATTTGCTGTCGTGTTACTCATTTCATCGGCAAATTTATCGGTAGCACCTTTAGCATTTCTTACCCCGTCAGCTACCTTGTTATAACCTTCTTCAGTAGTTCCCATGATGGATGCAAGTATTTTCATACCCTCTCCTCCAGCTATCATTGCCAAGTATCTGTTCCTTTCTTCCTGGGTAAGGTTAGCTGTAGCTTTTTTCAGGTCATCACATAACGCTTTTACACCTTTAAATTTTCCCTGCTGGTCGTAAAGCTGAATGTTAAGATCAGTCAGAGCATTCGCCACTTCTTTCGGAGGATTGGCAAGTCTTCTGTAAATCGCCGCCAAGTTCCGCCCTGCCTGTCCTGACTTAATTCCGTTATCCGCAAGTACTCCCAGCAGTATATTTACATTTTCAAAACTTTCAAAATTCCTTGAACTCGCCGCAACATATTTATATGCCTCCCCTAACATCTGAACATTAGTATTTGCATTGTTACTTGTCGCAACCATTACATCCATCAGCCTGTCGACTTCACCTATCGACATACCGAAAGCTGATAAGTTGTCGGTAACTATATCGGAAGTCTGGGCAAAATCACTTCCAGCCGCAATTGACATTTTTAAAAGTTTAGGTGTCATTTCTAATACTTCATTTGTTTTCATACCTGCCATTGCCTGATACATCTGTGCCTCTGCCACTTCCTGTGCCGTAAATTTGGTTGAACGGCCTAAATCTCTTGTTTGTTGCATAAGCTGTTTTTCCTCTTCTGCTGAAGCACTCATGATAGCCCTGTTCCTTCTTACCTGATCTTCCAGATCGGCGTAAGACTGGACAGACGATTTCAGGACACCGACCACGGCAGTCGCTCCGATACCTACTCCGACAGTTGCCAGTGCTCCTCTTACTCCATTAAAAGAGCTTTTAAGCTTATCTGCTACCCCGGTAGTTCTGTTTTTTAATTCCACCAGTGAGCTTCCTGCCTTTTTAGCCGCACCCGAAAATTTATCCTTCAGTTCAAGCAGGGCACTCAGCTTGTACTCACTCATTCTCTGCTACACCCCCAATCATAAGGAACATGAATAACATTTCTGAATTACTCAGTTCCCTTAAGCTCTGTAAACTGTGACCACAATTTAAATAGTGAGCGACTGTTCTTGCTTTCCAGTCGCCCCTGATTAGTTTTTTATTTCTTCAACTACTTCCTCAACAGTAAATTTTTCATTCCATCCCGCTTTTTTCATAAGCAGTTCTGAAATACCTGTTATTGTTGAGTGGCTCAGTACTTTTGATACAACCTCTGCCGGATTCATTTCACAACCTAACTGAGTGATCAGTTTATCGTCCTTAAAAATCTTTCCTGATGTATATACCACTTCACTATCCTTGTCAGTGCTGTTGCCGTTAGTTAAAATATCCAGTATTTCCATTCTGTTTAGTACTTCCAGCTCCAGTACTCCACCTAACTCCGCCACTTCAACCTTTACTGTTTTTTTCTCAGCTAACTTTTTACTGTTTTCCAGTAACATTTCTATTGTTATGTTTTTCATATCCTACCTGCCTTTTTTTTTATTTTATGGAATTTTCATATCTTACATCGCTTGGGGTAAATCCGAAAGGTATTTCCTCCTCCACTATTTCCCCTCTTGAAAATTTGGCCAGTTCAACTGAATTGAACCACACATTGTCAATTGACACTCTCTCTTCCTGACCCCTAAAACTATCAGGGTCTTTAATCGACGTCACTATCCTACTTCGGGTATCTTTTCCTTTTGCCCAGTTTTCAAGTATTTTTTTACCCCTTGTGTAGACTTTATAGATTGTCAGGGTACCTTCCCCTTTTAATCCCGTAATCTTACTGTCAACAGAAAGTCCCAGCTGGACATCCGTTCTTTCAGCTGAAATTTTAGCTTCTATTGATTTCAGTTCAGCTACTTTCTCATTGTCAAGCCACAACTCTCCGTAAGCTCCTGTTATGGTTCTGTTCCCTTTTATATTTTCTGACATTTTATCAGCTCCTTTTTATTATTACATTAACATTGACAGGCTAAGCGATGCCATAGTGTCAGCAAATCTCACATCACCTGTCAGATACACATCATCACCAGTAGTGTACTGCAGTATCTCCAGCTCTGTCATAGTATCTGCATCCAGTCCATCCGCTACAACTGCTCTTTTCTGTGCTTCAAAATCTATCTCCACTTTATTGTCATAATCCCCGTTCAGTACATTTGGCGACATTTCCTTAAAATATACTTTTGTTACGTTTGAGCAGAAATTCATTTTATTGTCATAATCGTTGATATAGTTCCCAATCCAGTATTTTTTGAATGTATCCCTTATGTCATCTACAATAAAGCACATCCCTTCAACGACTTTGATTTTTCTAGTGTCTTTTTTCCATGTGCTGTCGAACGTAGTTTTAGAGTTGACTCCATAATTTACCCTGACCATGTCTTCTTCTGTATATAAGCTGAATTTACCAACTTTAGGTTCATAGTCTTCAACTTCTTTCAAGTCGTTCATGACATGATTATCAGCACTACGGTTTAACGGCATTCCTGCAATAAGCCCTGCTATAGCCGCCGTGTATTCCTGTGCCGTAAAATCCCCGTAAATAGACTTATATGTTCCACCATTCCCGAGTTCCACAATAGCCACATGATCTGACCTGTTTGCATAGCTTGACACGTATTTGACTGTTTTTCCGATTGGCCCGGTAGTTCCAAACTGCTGCTTAACCCAGTTCACGATTGTCTGGTCTTCCGTTTCTATAGCTCCTGGATAAGCCAGCCAGTTAAATTTTCTCATTTCTAAATCCTTCAGCACTTTATCCATGCCTTCATCGTTCTGCACAACTCTGACCAGTATTTTAAATGCTCCATAATGCATAGCTAAGTTAATATATTTCATGCTTTCTGCGTCCCAGCTTTTAGCATCAACGTCCGCTATTGTCTTGAAACTGTACCACTTCCCGGTGGCTTTTTTATCCTTCAGAATCAGGCATACAGTTCCTCTCTCACTTCTTTGAATAGCTGTCGTTGCCAGTGTCTTGAATTCAATGCTAATGCTTGGACTTGCATTAATCTGTCCGACCTTTGCCATTTTATCACTCTCCTGTTTATTTAAAATTTAATTTCAGGCCATTCACTATATCTTGCTTTGGTATTTCTCCGTACACGTCAAATAAATCCAAATCAAAAATATAATGTCCTAGCCCATCCACCACTTTCGTGCTCTCGTTTTTTAAAGTCAGATTTCTATCCTTAACTTTTAAAATCTTATTTCCTTTAACATCGAACATATCATTCAGATTATCAAGTGCATCATATATTTCCGCTTTGTTATTTTCGACATTTTCAGGAATGTAGACAACATCAATACTGACATGTATTCTTTCCCTGTTATTTGCGAAAAACTCTTTTTTATAGTCGATAACCTGAATGAAGTATGCCGGTCTTGTTAATTTATTAATATTATCAATTCCGACTTCCTTGCCCGTAAAACTGTCTATTTTACGGCTTAATGATTTTATAAAATCCATAAATTCCATTATTTATCAAACTCCGCTTTTATTGTTGAGCCTATGCTGTTCCTGAACACAGGCTCTAATTTATCTATTGTCCTTTTTAGCATAAATACTCCAGGTACCACACTGTTTGTTTTCTTACCGTAATAAACTACCCTGTGGCCGTATTCAACATGGTTCACGTATTCTACATTGTTGTAGATTATCTGTTTTAAACCCTCGCCATTTTCCCTGTGCCAGCCCATTCTTAGCTGGCCTGTATCTGCTGGCGTTTCTTCTTTTACTTCCTTTATTGTCTGCTCGGCAACCTGTTTGAGTGTCATTTCTATTTTCTGCGGAGTATCAGTGTGCAGTTTTTCTAATTTTTTTTCCAGTTTCTCCCAGTCTCCGCTAATTTTCATTTTTATCCACTTCCTCCACTGCTATCTCCTGATGTTCCAAAAAATCAGTGTATTTTATTGGTTTACCGGCTTTAAATTTATATTCTATACCGCCCTTATTTACCAGTAAAATATCATTCTGCTTTATATCTATGTCATTATTGACCAGTATTTTATATGTATTTTTTGAGCTGTTTATAATTCCAGTTTCAGTAGCTCTTAAAATTCCTACACTTAACTGGCACTTAATATTAGCGTAAACAACTTCCCAAGACTGAACTGTCAATCCATGCTCATTTTTGGTTTTTATATTCCTTTTAACTTCAACTATCGTGTCGGTATTAAAAAACTCGTTTAGCATATCATACCTCCTATTTCACAACTCCGAGCTTCCTGAAACGGTTTAAGCTTTTTCTGAATTCAGTGTCTTCATTTAAACCTGTGACAAACTCAACCTGTCTCTCTCCACTTTTCATAGATTTTATATTCCTGTTTTTATCAAAATTGTATTTGTAGATATATACAGCTGTAGGGGATATCAGTTCTTCTGGAAAGTCTTCACGGTTCATATAGTTGACACTGTCCTGGATGACACTTTCAATGATAAACTTAGTCTTCTGTTCATTTAAGCTTACATCAGATATAATTTTTATTTTTTCGTAAACTTTATCAATTATTTCAGCCAATTCTACCACCTTTTCAAAACAGAAAAAGTATGGCATTTAACCATACTTTACCTACGCTTCAATTGCAACTAGACCCTTTACTTTGTTGTTCAGAATGAAACAGTCATAGTAAAATCTACCTAAAAATAAAGTTCCTGAGTAATTCTCAGAATCTGTAACTACCCTGTATTCGGCTAATTTTACAGGTGCAACCGTTGCTGAATTATGCCCGACTAAACAACCATAATTTTTAGTTGTAGCTCCACCTACCCCTGTTTTAATTTCCATCCATTTTTTAGTGACCCTTACTATCGGCACTCCGTCAACCATTCCTACTAATCCGTTTATTTTTATGTTCTGCCCGATATCTGATGCCTTGACGAAGTTCTCGTCCTTTTTCAGTTTTGTTAAAAATTCAGGCGTGACATAAGCAATTCTGTTCTGAGGTATATCCGCGTCATTTAATTTCTCCTGTGCTTCCAAAAATTTGTTATATGCATTGTTGGCTGCAAGTCCTGTTACTGTCTGTGATTTTGTATCACAGATCTTAAGGATTGTTTCAAATCTGTACTTCTCAATCTCAGGAATTACTCTCTCCCTCAACTGTCTTGCCAGTACTTCCCCTGCCTTAATTTTTGTTTCGTCCTCATCCATTTTATCCAGCAGTATTTTGAACCCCCTGTCCTTAGTCAGTGTCATTTCCTGAACTGAATTCTCTAAGACATCTGCATTCCCGTAACCTGTGTTTCTGTTATAATCCTTATTGTCAACTGTATTAATTGATGTCACTTTTACAGTTTTAGCTCCTACAAAGCTGTAATCATTATTCACTATTTTCTGTGATACCGCATCACTTGTAAATCTTTCATCAATTTTATCAGCAAAAATCTGTGTATAAACCATTGCCATATTTTAATCATCTCCTTTTTAAATTAAAAAGAACTGAAAGCCTTGTCAAATGCTTCAAGTCCTATATCTTTTTTATTTTCTTCTCCGTTACTTCCACCATTCAGACTGTTTGGAATCCCTCCGCTCTGTGTTTTGAGGTAGCTGGATAGGCTCTCGGAAAAAGATTTCACACTGTTTTCAATTTCTTCTTCTGTGTTCCCGGAAATACTTCCCAGGAAACTGTCAGGGATTTTATATTTCCCTAATGCCGCTTTTTTCAATTCATTAGTTTTCATAGTTGCAAGCTCCGAATTTGAACTTTCAAGCTGTTTCTGAAGTTCTGCAAGGCTCTTATTATACTTCTCTTCTGCAGTAAGATTAGCATTATTAATTCTAGCCTCATAGTCTTCGATTGTTTCTCCGTGCTTTCTCTCCAGTTCTTTTTTCTCAGTTTCAAATTTCTTTCTTTCTCTCGCAATTCTTTCTTTAATCATTTCATCTACCTGTTCCTGTGTAAATGTGATTTCTGACATAACTGTCCCTCCCATTTAAAGTCTGTCGACTATTATTTTCTGTCCAGATGTTTAATGTCCATCAGTACGA